AGGAAAGTTCCGATGGCACTGCTACTACGCAAACGCCTGATCGTGATCGAGACGGAGTCAACGTACGGGACGGATCCAACCCCGGACGGAGCCGACGCCGTACTCGTGAGGGATCTGAGCATCACTCCTCAGAGCAGTGATGTTGTCAGCCGAGATCTGATTCGTCCTTACCTGGGTGCTTCTCAACAACTTCTGGCAAACACTCGCGTTGAATGCACCTTCAGCGTTGAGATGGCTGGCTCTGGCACTGCTGGCACTGCGCCTCAGTACGGCAAAGCATTGAAGGCTTGCGGCTTGGCTGAGACTGTTGTTGCTGGCACTTCAGTGACTTATGACCCGGTGAGCGCAAGCTTTTCCTCGGTCACAATCCACTACATGATCGATGGCGTCCGTCACAAGATGACTGGCTGCCGGGGGAATGTAGGAATCACGGCCAACGTCGGAGAGATCCCAACGCTGGATTTCACTTTCACCGGCATCTACAACGCTCCTGATGACAGCGCAATCCTGACGCCTACCTATGCGAATCAGGACGATCCGCTGGTCTTCAAGAACGACAATGTGACTGGCTTCCAGTTGCTGTCTTACGCAGGTGCTCTCCAGAGCTTCTCGTTTGACCTTGGCAACAGCACTGTTTATCGCGAGCTGGTCGGCGGTTCCAAGGAGGTCCTGATTACCGATCGGGCTGCCTCTGGTTCTGTCTCGATTGAGGCGGTGACAATGGCAACCAAGGACTACTTCACATCAGCTGTTGATGACGATGCTGCCCTCGGCAACCTTGTCTTCACTCACGGCACTGTTGCTGGCAACAAAGTTCAATTCACCTCAAGCAAGGTGGATATTGGCGACGTCGCCTACGGTGATTCTGATGGCATCGCAATGCTTGAGATCCCCTACACCTGTGTGCCTGACTCTGCGGCCAACGCTGAATTTGACCTCGTCTACACCTAAAGTTCAGAAGAGTTGCGTCGAGAGGGAGCCTTTGCGGGCTCCCTTTTTTTGTGTATGCTGAGCCAGCTTATTTGAGTTATCTGATGGCTTTTGTTCGTAAGAAGGTAAAAACCTTCAAGTGGCCTGTTGAAGTGCAGGAACCTAGCGACACCAAGCCCGGCAAGTTTGAAAAATCTGAGTTCACGGCAATCTTCAAGCGAGTGAAGATGTCTGAGCTGGAAGGCGTAACTGAATCAGAAGGTGCGTCTCTGCTCAAGAAGGTTCTTGTTGGCTGGGAGGGCATCAAGGATGAGGACGGTGATGAGATCAAGTTTTCCGAGGCCGAGCTTGATGATTTCGCTGATGACGTGGATTGGTTGAAAGCGGTGCTTGCTGCTTACACCAAGACCTACGGCGAGGCGCAAGCGGGAAACTAAGAGAGGCTGCGGTCTATTGGGCTTCTGGCGGCAAAATCATTGATGACAAAACTCAGGATGACGCTGCCGCCTTTGGCATAGAACTGCCAGCACCAAAGAAAAAAGAGTCAGAGGACTTTGAGGTCTGGGATGAGAACTGGGACATCGTCACAATGTTCCTGCGCATGCAGACCCAATGGACCGTCAGCATGTCTGGGTATGTGGGCTTGCGATATGACGTACTGCTGGTTTCCGGGGGGCTTTTTGACCTTTATGATGTGGAGAACCGTCGTGAAGTGCTAGAGGGTCTCCGCATCATGGAATCCGCTGCATTGACCGAATTCAGCAAGAAGTCAGATGGCTAAGACTCTCGAAGAGCTTCTGATCAAGCTAGGCGTTGACGGGATTGACGAGGTAAAGCAGCTTAAGGGATCGCTGCGCCAGCTTCAGCAAACAGCCAAAATATCTGATCAAGACATTGAAAAGCTTGCAAAGGGGATCAAGAATTACACTAGAGTCGTTGGCACAAGCGAAAAGGCTGTCAGAGGCCAAATTGCGGCGTTAAAGGGAGCAAGAGAGCAGGCTCAGATTGGAGGGAAGGCTTATAACGATTTAACAAGAGATATTGAAAGGTACGAAAAAAGATTAAAGTCTGTAGGTAATACATCCGAGGAGACGGGCAAAAAAGTCCTCAGTGCTGCCCAAATTTTAGCTCAGTTTCCAGCGAGAAAACCTTCTGCATTTAGCGCTCAAATAAATCAGCTAAATAAAGACCTAGCTGACTTAAAAGTCAATACTGATGCATATGTTCTTCAGCTGCGGAAAATACAAGAACGCGAAGACTCTTTTAGACAAGCTCAGGCACGTCAAAGCGTCATTGCTCGTGCGCAGACAGCTGCTGGCGCGGTAGTTGACCCTAGGGCAGCAATTACTATTAGCACCGCCCTGCCTAAAACAACAGCTGCTCTGTCACTCAGGGTCTCAGAGCTTAAAGAAAACCTCCAAAACCTGGACTTCACAAGCAATCAATATCGAGATACTCAGCGAGAAATTCTTAGTATTGAAAAACAACTCGCAGACGCGACAAATCAACGAATAGAAGCGATTAAGGGTGTTACTGAACAGCAACGAAGGGCTGAACAATTAGCCGAGCGTTCAAGAGGTCGAAAGCAACGCTTGCTTGCCAACCAGGCTGCTGCAGATGCTGAATACAACGCTGCCTTAGGTGCTCACATCGCTGCGCCAGCGATGCCTGCTCGTCAACTAAGCAGTCTGTATCAGTCGATTAGCCAGATCTCTGCAGCGGGGATGGCTCGCGAGGTTGAAATGATGGGCAACAGCTATCGCAAGGTGGCTGCTGACATTAACCTCGCCGCTCGTGCTGGCGGCAATAGCATTTCAAGCCTTCAAGGGCAAAGAGTTGCTTTTGACAGCCTAAGAAATGTACTTGATCCAACCAGTCGTGAGTTCCGTCAAGTATCAAGGCAGATCCAAACTCTTGACAAACGACTTGGAAGACTTACCCGAACCACAAGTCGTTTCAGCAAGGCAAATCTTCTGCAAGGCGCTGGAGCTGTTGCCTCTTCTGCCATTTTTGGTGGACCTCTTGGTGCGCTTGGCTCCCTTGGAGGTTTTCTGCTTGGCGGCCCAGGTGGAGCAGCTCTAGGCGGCGGACTTGGTGCTTCCGCAAACATTCTTGTTGACTATGGTCGTCAAATTGCAGAAATTAACACTCAACTAAATCTTTCTAAGCAAACACTGGCGCTTGCTTCAAACGGCCAGGAAGAATACAACACGCTTCTTGAGGTCGCTAGAAATATTAGTCGTGATTACGCCGTAAGCCTGAAGGAGACGATTGGCGGCTTCTCTCAAGTTGCTGTTGCAGCTAGAGCCAACAATCTAACTCTGCAGGAAACAGAAACTATCTTTAGAGGCTTGGTTTCTGCTGGTATTGCTTTTGGTAAATCTCAGCAAGATATCGACGCAATCGTTCGAGCCACTGTTCAGGTCCTGTCTAAAGGCAAGCTGAGCGCAGAAGAGCTTCAAGGTCAAATCGGTGAAAGATTGCCGGGTGCTGTTGCGAAATTTGCTGAGGCTACTGGTAGGTCTTTGCCTCAGCTTGCCAAAGACCTGAAGGCGGGCACTGTTCAAATCTCTGACTTTGTTGATTTTTCGAAGAAGCAATTGTTCGACTACGACAAGGTTGCCAAGTTAATTGCTGATGGTCCCGAAAAAGCTGGGGCGCGGTTGAAACTTGCGCTTGAAGAGTCGGCAGAAAACTATGGAGGCTTCTTCCAGAGAGTCGGCGCTAAGTTCCAAGATTTTGGCACTGATTTGCTCAACTTCTTTAATGACAATCAAGAGACCATTCAAAATTTTGTTGTTGATTCAATTATTGCTTTTAAAAACTTGGCCCTTGAGGTCAAGCTTGCATTCGAGGACATTAAAGGAAGCATTCTTTTCTTGAAGCCAGTCTTGGATGCATTTACTACAGGTATTGATGTAATTGGCAAGGCCAATAGGCGGCAAAGGGCACTGCAGGCTGGCGGTTTTGATGACGCAGCATACAGGCAACAAGCAGCAGAGTTTGCTAGAAAAAATGTTATGACTGGAAGCGAGGTTTTCAACCCTCTCGACTTCCAAAGAATATTTAGGCAAGAATTTAATCGTCTTAAAGGAGAGGCGGTTGTTAGAGGTGAGGCTATTCTGCGTGAGCAAACTGGTGACACCGTTCCAGGCAGAGAGGCGCTTCGACAGCAACTTTTTGGAGACTTTATTCCTTATACCACTGGGAAATATCCTCCTGGCACCAAGCCAGATGGCAGCCCAGATCCCACCGATCCTCCCAAGCCGCCAAAGGATATCGACGCAGCCACCAGAGATGCTCGCATTGCAGCTCTTGCCCTTCGTGAGCGTGGATTGCAGCTAACTAAGCAGCAAATTATTGATGCAGGCAAGTTGGCAGAAGAGGCTGCAAAGCTTTTGCCTCCTAACCTTCAACTGGTAAAAATTGAAGAGATAAGAGTTGACACAGCCAACAAACTTTTCAGACTCAAGCAAGACCAAGACCGCCAAGCAGAAGAAGACAAGAGAAAAACAAAAGAAGCAAATGATCTTCTTGATAGGCAGTATGAAATTCGTCTGAAGGCCAGTAGGACCTTGCAAGACGCACGCAATGCTGTAACGCTCATGAGCCAAGAAGAGCGGCAGCGGATTGAAATCAATCGTCAAGTCGCCGCATTTATTAAAGAGTACGCAGGTGTGCTTTCAAGCGAGGAATTGCACGCTGCAATGACTCAATTCAGAGCTGATCTTGAGGAAGCCAATTCAGCAGCGTTTAAGTTCCGCCAGGGCCTCCGCGAGGTCTTTGACGAGGCGATGAATGTTGCTGAGGCTGTTGGCGAGGTTGGGGTCAATGCAGTCAATAGTCTTGGCGATGCATTCGCCGATTTTGTCACCACCGGCAAGGCCAACTTCCGTGACTTTGCCAACTCTGTCATCAGTGACCTGGCTCGTATCTTTGCGAAGAAAGCACTGTTCCAAGGCTTGAGCTTAATTCCAGGCGTTGGCAGTTTCCTTGGGCTCGGGGCATCTGTTGCTGGCGGTGGTGGTGGTGGCGGTGACTCCTTCGCTGGAGTTCCCAACAATATTCTCGACAGCGTTTTAGGCAATGCCAACGGCAACGTCTTCGCTAAAAACAAGATCGTGCCTTATGCCATGGGTGGCATCGTCAACAAGCCAACGCTGTTCCAATACGCCAACGGTGGATCTGGTCGTTTCGGCTTGATGGGTGAGGCCGGACCCGAAGCGATTATGCCGCTGCGCCGTGGAGCTAATGGCAAGCTTGGCGTCGAGGCGTCTGGCGGGGCAATGGGCAACGTAGTGGTCAACGTTGATGCTGCTGGCTCATCCGTAGAAGGAGATGCGAGCCAGCTCAATCAACTAGGCAAGGCAATTGGTATTGCAGTACAACAGGAGCTGGTGAAACAGAAGCGTCCTGGAGGCTTACTCGCAACCTAATGGCTACTTTCCCTTCTATTGATCCGTCTTACGGAG